TCCGCTTCAACGGGATTTTTTTCCGCTTCAACGGGATTTTTTTCCGCTTCAACGGATTTGTAAACGGTTCCCCAATCTCTTAACATTTGCGACGGGGTAAAACAAACGTGGTTGTCAATCTTTATTATTTGAATCAATCCCAAATTTTCCAAATTCTTATAAAGCCGCCTTAACGTATCAACCTTATTTGGCAAAATTGGGCAATAAACAGATACGTTTTTATAGTCTGCCATGTAATACGGTTTCCCGGCGTATTGTATTGGATTTTGCGCCAACAAACCAAAGAAACATGACGCTAAAATGCTTTCCGTTGGGTTTAAATCTAAAACCCTTGAACGTACTAAATCTAAAATTAAATAACTTCTTTCGTTCATAGAATGAAAAAGCCCGTAATCCGGGCTACCACACACCGGGAAACGGGCTTTGTGCTAATATTAGCAAATATCTTGCAAACGGTGGTAGTCGTTTGTTTATGCTGCAAAAATAGATGTTTTTTTTGAATTATCAAACATTATTGGTTAATTCTGCGATAAAGCCCTTAATATTTTGCTTTCTTATATGTCCTTTTAATGCCCTCCCCTCAGAGAATACTGTATAATAGCCTAATCTATTCCATGAAACTACGTTGTTAGTCCTATTTTCCAGATGTATATAGGTTCCACCCTTAGAATTTAAGTCATACAAAAACCGGAGTAACCTTATAGCTTCCTCCTTATCCCCAAGGTAAACAGTAATATACTTTTGATATATATTACTAGTTTTAAGCATAATGTAATAATGGTCTATACACCCATTCACCTTTGCAGCGCACAATTTTTGGTTCCCAAGGTCTGTTACTTTCAACGTTTCAACCTCTACTACAGTTTGGGCATACACGCTTACACACATTACTGATATCACTAAAAACAAAATAATTTTCTTCATTCTTCTATCAATTTTATTGGCTTAAATGCTTCAGTTACTTTACGCAAATTCCCCTCGCTTTCGTTCGGAACAATGGAAACGACCGGATAACGGGAACGGTCGCCGGGCTTTTGAGAGACGGCAAATTGTACGTTCATATCCCAAACTATACCCTTAACAAATCCCCGTTCCTGCAACATGGCGTCGAACGTGTCTCGGATATTTGGAATTGTTGACGCCGTACCCTTTGTTACGAACTGCCAAACCCCGGCAACCCCACGAACCAAAGGAATAATAAACGTTACGGTCAACGTAACAATCCATCCGTCGCCGCCATTTTTAACAGCACGATTCGGGTGTTTTTCCGCAACTCCCGCCATCAAATTGGGATAATCCTTTGTGCTAAATTGGGCATATTTCTTGCCGTTCCATACAAAGAACGTTTCCCCATCGCCGTATGCTATGCGTCGCCCGTCGTCGTCCCGGTATTCGTACATTTCGTTACATACCTTTTCCGGGCAATCATCCGGGAAAATTATTTGAATAGTTTGCGGCTTTTCGCCGTATGCTTTGGTAAACAATCCGGCATACTTTCCATTAGCGATAAAATAGTCAACACTTTTTGGATATTCTTTTCCGTTGGTTGCTTTCTCCTTATACCCTACTTTGATAAACCCCACACGTGGCAAAATAACTCGTTGTATACCGGGAGTTGGTCTGTTTATGTTTATACGTCCTTTCATAATCAAATATCAATTTCAGTATTCAACAAATCTTTCTTTGTCACGGGTTCCGGCTTTTTAGGCTGTTTTTCTTCGATTTTAGCCACTTTTTCTTTTTTTGGTGTAATTGTACGTTTTGCGGTTTTCTTTTCCTTGACGGGCTTGTTTTCCGCCGTTTTTGCCGTTTTTCGTGTGGTTCTCTTTACGGTCTTGGTTTTCTTTTCCTCCGGTTCCGGTTGTGGTTCGGGTTCCGGGTCTTTCTTCAAATCCTCAACGGTAACGGCTTTTTCCGGTTCCGGCTTTTTCTTTTCCGCCGGGGCTTTGCTTTTAACAAGTTCCGCCAACGTCAGCGAAACAATATTGTTTGTCAAATCCGGTTCGTTATCCAATGATATTTCCCCGGAAACCGCCGTAAATGTATTATCCCGTTTTTCGTCCTCAATTGCTGCCAACTCCAAAAGATACGGGATTTTCTTTGCGTTCGGGCTGTCTGTTTGGTCTTTCAAATTGTACGTCGGTTTCTTTCGCCAATCTTTCGGGCTAAAATTGAAAACACGGTCAATCGGAATATCCGGGAAATTTTCGTTCCACATCATCGCATATAAATGCAACTGAATTTCCGCTTCTTCGTAAAATCCTTTGCGCCCGCTTTTGAAATCCACAATTGCGTTTATGTATTCTTTTGAACCGGGCTTTGATAACATCGTACACGGTAAATCAATCATTCCGGCGTAATTATGAACGGGGTGTACCAACGCAATTTCCACGGCTAACGGTTTAACGTCATAATCCAAAACAAATTGCGCAAATGCTAATATATCCTTTTTGAAATCATCAGCGTAATAAATGAAATCGGCGGGCAATTTGTTGTTATCAATATAATCTTTCAATTTGGCTTTCAATCCGTCCAAATCATAAACCCGGTTAATTATAAGTTCTTCAAATTGGGCGTGCATAAATGTACCATACGCCGCCCGTTCTGCTTTGTATCGTTCCGCCTCGTCAATACCTTTGTCGGCAATCCATTTTATCAGAAACGGCGATTGTGGCATTGTTTGGAACAAAATTGTTGTAACTGACGGATAAAATTCCGGGGTTCCGTTGTCGTCAAACTTGTAATAATATCGGTGTCCTTTGCTGTTTAGCTGCCATACTTTATACGGCGGTTCAATCAACGCACCATCAAAAAACATTGCTGTCATTTCCTCAACCGTCATGCCCGGCACAATTTCAAAAGCCCCGGCGGGCTGTTCTATTTCGACGGCATCCAATCCGGGGACAATCTGTTGTTCATCGTTTATTTCCGGGAATTTATCGGCGGGCAATTGTCCCATTGCTTCCGCCAACTTATTAACCGCATTTACTGCGTTACCCATTGTGTTTGCAATACTTTTTTCCGGGTTTTCCGGCTGTTTCTTTTTCGCTCTCATGTTATTTGCTCTTTAATTCGTTAAACAATACATAAACCATTAATCCACACATTGCAGAAAACAAAAAATGGATATAATTCCAAAATCCGGCAATAAAACATATTACTCCGAAAATGCTAAATATCATTGCAAAAACCTTTGCTTGCCACGCATCGGAAAAGAAAACATCAACCATCTTTTCCATTTTTTCGATAAACTTCTTTTTCATGGTTTTAATCCTCCATTCCAAACAGATAATCGGCGGAACAACCGCACATTTCGCAAATTATTACTACCCATTCCGGAACAATCCTTTTGGTTGTCCCGTTGCAAAGATTTGTCATATTTACCTGTTGTGCGCTCTCGCTTGTACCCTCAAAAAGACGGGCGGCAATGTCTTTTTTCAAAACCTTTTTCCCGTTCGCCTCGGAACGGGCGATTGCTTCGTTTACTCTTAATCTCAATGCCATAACTTAAATTTTTTTGTTAATAACTTGGTTCGTTGCTCTCTTTGTATCCGCAATGCGTACACGTTGTTTCCTCCCAAATTGGGGTATATTCCGGGGGCGTAATATATCCGTCCCCGCCTGTTTGCTTATATTCGCCGTCCGTAACCTCCATTTCGCCGCCACACTCCGGGCAATCCCCGTCGCCAATCAACACACATTCCAATAATGCGTCCAAATGTACCGATTTTACAACGTTGATACCAATTGCACGTATAACCCCGGCAATCTCAACAACGGTAATATCCCGTTCGTAACAATCGGAAATCGGGCAACCCCAATTGTCCGGCGTTTCCTCAATTATTTTTTTATTGAGTAATTCCGAAACGATAATGTCGGATACCTGTTTGGCGGGTTTCCCGGAAAGGGTCGCCAACTCGTTTAATTCTTTGCTTTCTTTTACTCTCATATCTTTGCCGGGTATTCCCCCCGGTAGGTTTTATTTTTCTTCTTTATACAAAATTCCCTTATATGGTTTCCCGGTATCGACACTCTTTTTTATCAAATGTCTGTACATACCCCGCTTTTCCGCATCTATATAATTGTCAAAACGAACACATTCTTTCCCGTCCGCTCCATATCCGACTATTTGGCAATTATATTTAATTTTATTTCGCCTTGCGGGTTTATAGTTCATATTTTCCTTTTGCGTACACCAACGTAAATTGTCTGCAAAATTATGATACTTAACCCCGTCGATATGGTCAACGTATGGTTTGTTTTCCGGGTTCGGGATGAAAGCCGCCGCAACTAATCGGCTAACTTGAAACTTCGTATTTACTCTATTTTTTGATAAAGTAACACATAAACCGGACGTTGCGGGTTTACAAGGCGTCAAAATTATATTGCTATCTAATGACTTTATACGCCCGTAATTGCTTACTTCATATAACCCCTCATAGTCTTTTATTTCTTTCCAAATTTCCATACTACTAATTTTATTCTGCAAATATAAATATTATTTTTTGGTTTTGCAAATGCAATAGTATTTCATTTATCTATTTTCCAAAAATATATCTTTGTTTCTAAAATCATTTTTGCGAGGTGCGTTGGATAATCGGATTTTTAATCTACCTTTGCAATACCGCATTACCAAATATAGCTCTCGGTTACTGCGTAAAATTCCCCCGGTGCATATTGATTTATGACGCCGGGTCTTTTATTTCTTTCTCTGATAATATAACCATTTGTAAATTTCGCCGTAATATCCGGTTTCCAATACTGCTTTTCGTATGGTCTTTGCGTCGTACTCGCCAAATGTTACGTACTCATATATTGACGGGTTTTCATGCAACGCAAATTCAAATGTTATGTCAATATATGCGTCGCCGACCTTGTTAAACGCATGGTCAATCGGTATTGGTACACTTGTTTTTCCCTCACAATAAAGAATCCGTTCCGGGAACGCCTCGCAAAGTAAATGGGAATTTCGATAACATTCTTTCGGCTTTGGCTTAATTACGTGCCGTATGTAGTCCAATTCGTAATCCTCCAATACATCAGCCGCCGGAACTATTTTAACGGGATTTGCGGCGTTTAATAAGTCTTGGAAATACGCTTTTTGTCTTTCGTGCAAAGGTAGTTCCAACATCATTTCAATTTTTTTTATTATTATACTTTCCATTACACTATTGTTTTTATGTTTTGGTATTATTCCATTTATCACATACTCTTTTTGCAATTTCTTCGTCCTTGTCGTAATATGCAACGCAATTGGTCTTTTTATTTACAACTTGGAATACAACACATGAATACTCAATAACTTTTCTTACAAAATATTTTTGTTCCATTTTTTTGTTATATGCCGGGGAAATCCCCGGCGTTGGTTATGCAATACGAATTAAATTAGCTTTTTTAAAACATCTGTATTCCTGCTTTTCTGTATCGAAATACGTTTGTACCGTGTCGGAGGGTTTCCGGGTTCCGGTCGTTGCCGGTATTGTTTCCGGGTTTGTGGTTCCGTATGCCTCACGCAATGAACCGTCTATTTTTTGAAAGTAGAATTTTACAATTCGCTTTTTCATTTCGGCTTTCAACTTAATGTTCAACCATGCACATTTTAAAGCCTCTGAAAGTTTGTAACCATTGCGTTTTACGAATTGCCACGCCAATTTAAAAATCTCACTTAATTTGTTTCTTTTTTCCGAACTCATACGAATTTGTATTTGGTTCCGGGAACCCGCCCGGTCGGATATTATTTAACATAGAAACTTATCTTTATTCCTCTGTGCAATTTGCAAACGGTTTTATCATCGGTGCCATTAAATGCACGGCGCAACATCTTATAAGCCATTTCAACGCCAATCAATTCAATCAATCCTTTAACGCCTACCAACTTGTTAACCTTTTTACCGTCAACAATACCGTTGATTTTAATGCGGAAATTGCGATTAATTTCTTTTGTTGTGTATAATAAACCGTTGTAAATTGTTGTTGCCATTTTGATTTTCTTTTAATTGTTCGGGGTAAACGCCCCGTCGTTGTTGTTTGACAATGCAAATATACAACCTTTATTTTAATTACCAAAAGAATTTCTTTTTATTTTATAGGAAAATGGCAAAAAATTCTGTTTTTGGTTCAAAAGATAGTTATTTTGGTCGAATTTTCGATTTAAGCCACTTTTTCGGGCGAAATGTGTAATTTATCCATCCGGGAAAGAAAAGCCCGCTACGGGGCTAAAAATGGGCAAAACGAAAAAAGCCGGGAAAATCCCGGCTAATCCTTGAAAACAATCTTTATTTATATGGTCAAATGTAATTCGATACAAAGATAGTTATTTTTCAATCTCAATGTATTCAACCCCCATTATTTTGGTATGCGGGTTTTTGCTGACAACATCAATTTCCCGGTTCTTTACTTTCTTTGTTTTCCATAGAAAATTAAGAAACCTTTTATATTCTACGGTCGCCGCAATTAAAATGCTGTCCCGGTTTATAAATGTACCGGTAAACTCATTTTTCCGGTTAACGCATCCATCAAAAGAAAACCATTTGTCGGCGGCTGTTATACATCGTAATGTATCAACAACAACCCGGTCAACATATACCAAACTATCCCGGACGGTTCCCCGCAAATCAATTATCGTTTGACTTTGTGCGCTTGTTAATGCTTCCAATTCCCGGTTCTTTACCTGCAACGTCTTTATTAATGCTACATCGTCTGCCCGGTATCGTTCAAACTCCGACAATTTCAGTTCCAAAACGCCAACTTTGGCGGCGTTCAAACTATCCTTTGTTTTGTAGGTTTCGACGTCCTGCAATAATGTTTCGGTATTTCCCCGGTATCTGTTCCGTTCGTTCGTCAATTTTTCAATTTTCGTTCGTTGCACCCATATTGTTGCAACGGCGGCAACTACAATCGCAATTGCCGCCCAAATCAAATACTTTTTCATACAATTTTCTTTATTGCTTCAAAATGTATCTTTGCAATTCTATCTCGCCCGGCGTCGCTCATCATAAAACGGCAATCCTTTTCCGTATCAAAGAAAAAGTTTTCAGACAATACCGCCGGGGCTTTCGTGTGTACCAATATATAAAATTGGCTTTCTTTGTCCGGGTCGCCGTCGCAATGGTCGAAACGCATTTTCCAACCGTCTGGGGCAAACTCCTTTTCCGCTTCTTCGCAAAGAACGGTTGCGATTGCATCCGCTTTCGTTTGTCCTACGCTTGTATAACATTCCCACCCGGTGCCGCCTCCGGCGTTCCCGTGAACGCTAAACAAAACGGCGTTGTTGCCGCAATCTGCATGGATAACGTTTGCACGTCGGCAACGTTCCGGTAATGATACGTCGTTGTCCTCCGGTACCAAAATTTCAAACTTTATTCCCTCCGCTTTCAACATCGCCGCAATACGGCGTACAATGTCACGGTTAAACTCCCATTCAAACAATTGGGAACCGTCCCCCCAAATGGGGGAACGTTTCCCGGCACAATCCACGCCGTGACCTCCATCAAGAATTACAACTTTACTCATTTTCGTTTTCTCCTTTCTTTTTATTGTTTTTGTCGGGGCCGTCCCCAAATTCTTTTTCCAATCTGTCAATTATCGGTTGCAAATGCGACGGCAAAGCCCTTGTAAACTCCAAACGGATAACATGGTAAATAATACGTAATGCCAAATTTCGGGGGTACGCAATAATCAGATTGCGGAACGCATTTTGCAAATACACATACATAAACACGTATGTTAGTGATTTTACCACGATAACCGCCGCATTTTCATCGCCGCAATTTTTCATTATTACAAAAATCGCCTCCACGATAAACAGATACAACAGAAATTCGCACAATGCGTTTTTGAACTTACGGAACGAAAAGTTTTTGCATCGCACAATCGCCACGCCGTCCGCCCTCATACCCGCCCAAATATTGAACGCAAACATTACTACTAACGCATAAACAAAACCCTTTGTCGGGGTTAAATACCCAAATAACGGGCTAACCGTGGAAATGGCAATAATACGCCATTGTTCCCAATTAAAAATTCTTTCCATAATATTTAAGCCATTCAAAATAACCCATATTTTCCAAATAACAATTGTCGTTTTCTGACGCTTTAGCCTCCTTTTCAAATGATATGTCTTTGTATGCGTTCTTTAATTTGAACAATGATTTAAAGAACCATTCCAAAACATACCAAATATAAAAAGAAAACAACGGCAATATATACCACCATGCCGATATATCAAATATCAATTGCAATATAAACATTATTACCCATCCGGCAAAAAACATTTCTATCCACTGACGGGCGTGCGTACATTCGTGATTGCGTACACTTTGAGGCATTTCGTTTTTGTCTTTAAATTCAGTAAAGACAAATGCCGTCAAAGTTATTGTTGTATAATTAGCCCATAATATTAAATGGGCTAATTTGCTGTTATAAATAATCTTTTTTATCATACTAATTCATTAAATCCGAATCTATTAGACAACGATAATTTAATAATTTCTCTTACTTTTAATCTATTTTCGTCCGTTAACTCTTTATATCCAAAATTAAATGGTGTTTTCTGTGTGCTTGTGTCCGGTTTCCATTCAATTGTATCAAATGATATATTATACATAGGTGAAATATACGTTTCAAAAAATGTTCCTCCTAACGCATAAATTGGCAATCCATTGTCGGGGTGCAAATTATCTGAAGATAAGTCTTTAGAATCTTCTGTATTAATAGTTGTATCACGACGCAACGACCACATTGTTGCACCTCCGGGGGAAATATTAAATATTCCACTTAAAGCCATAAATTTTTTTGTATTATCATAATTTAATTGCTGCCATTGTTTTTGCCCCTCTTTAGAATTAGGATATGGACTTAAATTTCCATTTATTCCCGGTGTATAAGAACAATTAAAAGCTATAAGTGTTTTTCCTAAACAATTTCTTTTAACTATACTTACAAGTTGTGACCAATACGGTTCCCATTCTTTTTCCCATTTTATAGACTGGTATGCACCTTGTTGAAATTCTATAATATCCCAATTTTCTTTTAAGGTATCTTTAAAGTTTGCCGTTGTCTTTTCCCAATCCGAACCATTTACAGATTTCCAACAATCAACTGCCTCATTATTATTATACCTATCTATCCATTGCGAAAAATATGCTCCCCCGGTATAAAATCCGGTTATTTCTGCATTTATTCCTGCCGATTGTATTATTTTGTTAAGATACCACCACATACACATATTCCATGATGAACCAAAGAACAATAATCTTAGAGTTTCATCACTTTGTTTTTTTTGAATAGATGTATTAAATATTTGAGGAATACCCACAATATTAAATGTTGGAATTACCCATTCTTTATTTTTTCTTACATATTCATTACCATCCTCCGGGGCTTCTTCTACAAAATCATTACCGCCTACATTATACAAAGTACCCGTATTTTTTAATATCATAGGTTGAATCTTTTGTGAATCTATGGAGGATAATATTGTACCTTCAATCGGCATAAGTAGTAAAGTATCTATTACAACATTCATGTAAAATGTTGGCTCTGAACTACCGCCTAATTTAATAGCCAATCTAAAATGTTCAATTTCACCTTTATATCGTGGGCCACGATATTGGTAATTATATGTATTAGTATAGGTTTCTTCTTTTCTTTCCCTAAAATAAATAATAAATCTTGCATCTCTTTCGTCACCAAAGCCATACCCATTATATGCACGTAACTGCGGTTGCCTGCTATCCCACCATGACGGTTTACCATTGGGAAACTCAAACCATATATCTTTTAAAGTCCTACCAATTAAACTTAGGTCTGCTGTTACATCAGATAAATTCCCGCCAAACCTATCGAACCACGGCAATGTAGGTGGAAATTCTTGTAATTGTCTTACTTGTTCTTTTAAACTATCATCATTTGAAGAACCTAAACTTTTCCAATTACCCGCAGTTGTCCATGCTGATATACTTGAACCAACAAATTGTTCTGTTATGCTTGTTGTTGCATCAGTTTTATATGTTATGATTAATCCTAACTTTCTTATATCAGTTGGAACGGCTGCTCTTGCTGTTGTTTCTGTATAATATGAACCGGATAATGGTTTTTCATAATCTAAGTTATAAAGTGCTTTTCCACCTTTTATTTCTTTTATTGTATTGTTTAAGTATTTAAAAGAATATATATTATAGAAATTAGATTGACCGTAAAAACAAAATGAAACAAATCCATCTTCTGTAAAAGTATATTCTATTTTTTTATTATTTATAGTTTCTATTACACTTCCTTGCGTATTATATACTACACATGCTGTTGTTCCTTCTGACGTTGGTATTTTTGAAAATTCAGCGACAAATATGTCATTCTTAATTATTGGAACTTTATAATATGTAAACCAACCTCCGGCGTCTTTTAGTGTTCCATCTGTTTTTAGACTTTTATTTGTGTTTTTTAAATCATCAACTAAAGTTATTTCACGTCCTTCTTTTTCCAATAAATTTATTTTTTCCGTTGACGCAATATTTGTTTCTAATTTTACCCACTTTCCGCCCTTATTTGTCAATATAGCTATTTCGTTGTTTAATTCTATTGCATTAAAATTAGAATATACTCCATTTGTCCCTGCGATATAAAACACGTTTTGGTCGGGTGTTCCGGGATTTGTATTTGGCGTTGCTATTCCTGCAAATGTTGAATTTGCACCTACCGTTGAAATAATAGTCAATAAAGCATTTTGCAATATTGCTCCGGTAATTTCTTGGTTTCCATTTGTTTTTATAACACCGGAAACCGCTTGTTTTAATTGTTCGTAATTTCCCATAATTTAATTTTTTAATCAGTTTTGAAATCATTATTATAATCGCCGTTAAAATCTCCTTTTTTTGCTATTATATAGCCACGTCCTATTTTCTTGACGACGGTATTTGTTTTAAACTCAATTTCCACGCTTGCCAAATCTCCCTGCGTTTGCCATTTCGGGGTAATTAAAAACGTGTCGCAATCGTATTCCCTGCCGTATTTATCCGTTATATGAATATAATCAGCCATACGGATAAAACGCATAACGTCGCAAAGGAACTCCGGTGCCAATATCGTACATTTAAACGTTTTGACTGATATTTGTTTTTCCGGAAAAAAATACCCGTCCCGTTCTTCGCCGTCCTCTTCAAATTCATAATCCGGTTTTCCCAACTCTGTACTAAGGTACAACGTATTTTTGAAATCCGGGTTTTTATATACTATTTGCCCGGCGTCAAATACCAAATTTTCAATATCCCACCATTGTATTTTTAAGTAACCGGAAACATCTTGTACGACGGTAAACATTTCTGAATACCACGTTTGTACGCCATCAGATAACCGCAAATAATAAATTCCGTCAAACTGATTTAACGGCATGGGTAATATTGCCGGGTATAATATTACATCATATCCCAACGACTGAAACCGGACAACTCGCAATCCGGCTTCCCTCATGTATGTTGTTATATTTGCAATTTGTTTTCCGGTTTTATCATATAGAATAACAGACGTAACAGAATTTGAACGGGTATTTCTTATTATCTGAAACGGCAATAATCTATCAGCCGGTGCGAACAATGGGTATATTTGCCCGTATGCGTAACTTTTACGGTGGTTCTGTTCATTTATTGACGTGTACCACGGTAAAACGCTTATATTGTTATTCTGTATCATATTTCAACGTTGCTTTAATGTTTCGACTACACAAATTTACTGAAAGTTTATCAACTTGACCGTTACCGATATATGTTTTAACTAACAGCATCGGGTTTGGGTCTGTGGTTCCTGCCGAGAAATTCAATGTTTGTTTCTTTTTACGTTCCAATCCTCCCATAGCATAATATGGGGAATTATTTATTTTGAAATTCCGTGCGGGCATATCATAAACCCAATATGTCGGTTGTATATTGATAAACGCTAAATATCCATTTTGCAAAAAATATTCTACGCCATCAACGGTTTGTCTTGTGAAAGGCAATTCCAATTGTCCGCCGCCGGACGGCGTAACTGCTGCAAACAATGCGAATCCATCGGAACTAATTGCACCGGGGTTTAACAACATCAAATCTATGTCAGACGTAAAATTTGATATGTTAATTTCTTCAATTTTCCCGGCTGTTACATATTTGGACGTAATTTCTATTGGTAAACCCTCAAATGGTGTTGTTACATCATCCATCCACTCAAATTGATAACGTTCCGGCATTTCTACTTTGTCAAATGAATATTCAGACGTTGCAAAAGCTAATTTTTTGCCGTTCCTAACGTTTTCTAATTGTGTTAAATCATAATCAATAATCGGGTTATATCCATACGAACCGCCATTTCTAAACCAACTTACCTGTTCAATTTTAAATTTTCCGTCCTCAATATACCAATAACATTTGTAAATATCCCGTAACATCGTCATAATCTGTTGTAATGTAATCGGGGCTTTTTGCGCCGGGGTTTTATATTCGCCATTAATGATATTACTTTTCTGACTTATTAGCAACTTAAATGACTTCCCGGAAATAGGATTGTTTGTGTTATAAAGAAATTGGCTGTATTCCGGCGTCGCTTCATGCGTTATTCCGGGCGCAAATTCTTTTAATAGCACATTGATACATGACGACAATGTAAACGCATCACGCAATGCATATGCCTTTCTTGCTTTTTCTTCTAATATCCAATCAAACAAATAAAACCCAAACCATAACGACGCATAACGCCACGTTGACCGGGCAATTGGATAAAACTTTTGTCCGTAAATGGAATAGGGCGGCGCAAAATACTTTCCGTTATCCGCTAATCCCCACTCGGTCGGGGTGTCTGAAAAGTTGTTTGAAATAAACGCCACGTCGATTGCGTAACCAATCGAACGCCTATAATTACGGTTATTATCAACTATATCATCGGCGGGCAATGGATATGTATTAAGGTCGTCGATTTTCTCCACGTCGCACAAATACCGGGCGTATATATTATAACTTTTCATATCGGCGTGCATTGTACCCGTTGCGCCGGAACCCTCAACAGCGGTTAAATCAAACTCCAATGTATCAAAAGGCGACGTTGTAGCCTTTGTATAACGAAACATTGCCACATCATCAGAACGGCGGCGTATCTCAACACCTGCTAGCCCAATAGGTAGCCCACCCGCAACTCGTTTTTGTGCAATATGGATATAATAATTTACATTTAATTCCGGGTATAAATCTCCCATAAATTCATCAGGACTTACACCCGTCAACATCCGCCCACTATAAAGCCCGGATATTACCGCCGGGGAACCTTGCGACGTAATTTGTATTTCTTTCAAAATATTACATAGTGCAAAATGATAGGTTTGTATTAATGCGTTTTGGTCAGTCGTGGCGTTTGCGTCTTGTTCCCAATTCGTGCCGCCCAAAAAGCACGAAACAATACTATCTCCGGGAACGTATATTTGTATCAATGGGCGTTTTCTTATTGTAAGAAATTCGATTTGTGGGGCCAACTCAATTAAATTGTATTCCTTTTCCAATCCTGCCAAAACGTCGTTGTATTGGTCTATTGTTTCCGGCTGTACCGTAACCAATTTATCATCATCATTAAACGTACAATCCGTTTTCATAAACTTTGCTTTATAGTATTGATTGTATGTTTGTCCCCAATCATCGCTTTTTTCGATATATAGGAAAAATTCAGAATCAAACGGGGCGTTATTGATAATATCGTAATCAGCACGGACAAAGTTTATTTTACCGGACAATTTAGCCCGGTAAAACCTTTGATTTGTTTCCAACTCATAATCCAACGTTAAATCATCCTTATAATTGGGGCGGACGGTTTGTTTGGTTCCGTCCTCCCCTATCTGCAAAAAGAATCTATATTTTGGTGTCATAGTCTTTTTATTTTACGTTTCAAATTCTTGTAACTTTCAATCGTATTTCCGTCGCCATCCACGTAAACCCGTCGTCGGTTCTGTTCCTTAATTTCCCTTACATCATCCGACAAATTGCGTAAATCCGGGCTTTGTCCGGTAACGTTTAACGTCAAACCGTCGCCGTCTGAATAGGATTTTAAATACTTATGTGCAAACGTACCATTGTTTAGCGAATTGATAACGTCCGGTATTATCTTTCTGAAACGGCGTGAACTTCGTTTATTTATCACGGCGAAAAATTCGCCTCCCTCGGCACGTCGGCGGGTTCCGTCCGGTTTCGTTCCTAAATCAATATCATTTCCGCTTTGGTGCGAACCGCCCTCCAAAAGTTCAACGGTACCGTCGCCGTATGTTTCCGTTCCTCCGGTTCCTCCGGTCTGTTTTGCCAATTGCGCCGCCTTGATTTTAGACGCTGCAAAACTCGCCCACATTACGGCAATTGCAGGTATTGCAAACGGGAAACCTAATTGCGACCATATCAGCGCCGTTGCTGTTACCATGTTTCCGATTTGCTGCAATGTTTGTATTGCTGCCTGCTGTTTTTGCGCTTTCTGTTGTTCTTTCAACGCTTTTTCTTGGTTTTTCTTTGCCAAATCCAACTCCTTTTGCGCTTGTACAACATTATTGGCGTACCCGTTTGCCCTTGCTTCCAATTCTGCATCCAACGCCGATTGTGCGGCGGAAACCTCTTTATCCGCTTGCTCAACGGCTGCATCTGCTGCGGCAACACGTGCCGCCGTGAATGTATTTAACGCATCCAATGCAAATTGCATAGACGTATTAATTGCCTCTTTTTGGTCGTCGTCCAAATTAAGCCCAAACAAACCGTAAATGTCTGTTCCTCGTTCCTCCCCTTTGGATTGCTCAATTTCTTGGTCTATTTTTTTAATAGTGTTTTGAATTGTTTGTACCTCAACATCAGACAATTTATTGGCGGCTTGCTGATTTAATTCTAAAACCTTTTGCAAACGTTCCTTTTCTGCTTGCAAACGGAATTGAGTTTTCCGGGCTTCTGAATTTCTCAACAAATCAAACTCCGATTGTGCCAACGCTTGTTGTTGGTCGAATATCTGTAATTGCGCTTGCAAATATTCGTCCGCAATTCCGGCTCCCTTTGCGTCAAAACTTGCATTAATCGCCCCGGCGTCTTGCTGTTGCCCGGTCGGTTTCTGTTGGTTCTGTAATAATGCGGTTTGTCTTTCGTTTTCCAACAACTGCATCCGCAATTGTCTTTCCTGTTCGCTTCCCTTTTTGACTGCTTGCAAACGTAATTCAATGCTTTCTTTCTGCAACGCCAATTCCTGCAATTGTCGGTCTTGTTCGATTTTCAATAATGCCTCGGTTTGTTGCTGTTCCAACGCCGTAATTGTGGCGTTTATCGCTTGACGTCCGGTTTCGTTCAAATCCTTTTCGGTCTGCAATTGGTGTTGTAAATCCTCAATTTGGCGGGAATACTGATATTGCGTTTGTTGGCGACGCTTTGCCCATTCGTCGGTTTCCAACTGCAATTGTGCATCCTGCAATTTTCGGGTTGCTTCCAAATTCTTTTTATATGCCGCTTCAATTTGCTTTGCTTGTTGTTCTGCTGCCTTTTCCGCATCGCTTTTACCCCTTGGCGTTACGGTTGGGTTCTGTGTCGTTACGGGCTTATTGTCTGTTTGTGGCGTCGGGGTATCTCCAACAGAAACCGGGATTGTTAACGGTTTTATTTTCTTTTGCATACCATCCAAACCCTCTTGGAAATTTTCTGTTATGTCTTTAACTTGGGCTTTAACCAAATTTCCGTACGCTGCTGCATAATCTGCCAATCCTTTTTTTACTTCGTCAAAATCTAACGTAAACGCCCCCTTTAATGCGGTTCCGGTTGCTTTGACTATATCAATAAAGAATCCAAACAAATTTCCCAACGTATCAAATGTTGTTTTGAATCCGGCAACAATCCCATTCCAAATTGCACGTATCAAAACACTTTCATTGTATAACTCAATCAAGTAATTGACAACATCAATAACCCCTTTTATTATCGCCGTCAATCCTTGGTTAACAAAAACTTTTGCCTGCGTTGTCAACGTTTCAAAATTCCCTCCGGTTGCGTCAAACAACCCGGATAATGCGTTTTGCAACTCAATTTGGCTTTGCAATTGTTCCTCCTGCAATTGCGCCAAAACTCCGGCTTTCCCTTTTACTTCATCCATGTTTGTTGAAATATCTTTCAACGTGCGCAAATACTGCAATCCGGCGTCCTCTCCGGGCCCCCCGAATATATCTGCAATTGCAGCCCCGACCGTTGCCGCATTATCCGGCAATTCTGCCAATTTTGCGGAAACGTCTTGTATAACATCGAACGTTGTTTTGGTTCCGGTCTGCAAATCTTTTTGAACTTGTTCCGACGAAATACCGATACCGTCCAAAGCCGCCGCCGTCGCCGTCGTCATTTCACGCAAACGCAAATTTGCCTCCTTAATTGCGTCAACGCCTTTGTCTGAAAAGATACCCATTTTGTTTGTTTGGGTAACAATTGCAACAAATTGGTCTGCTGATATTCCCGCCTCTTTGAAATATGCCGGGTATTCTTTCAACGTGTCTAAAAATTCCCCGTTCGCATCGCCTCCGGCTAAAAACCCATCCTTAACCAATTGCAATGCCTCATTTGCAGAAATACCAAATTGTTTTGATAATGCGTTTGTTGCAATCAATGTTTCCCGGAAATCTGCGTTGAATGAATCGGCGACGGCTTGCACCTCATTTCTAAACGCTTTCAAATCATCGCCACTTTTCCCGGTAAATTGTTGCGTCAATCTCGTTGCCTCAACTAACCCGGCGTTATAATCGTACCACCATTTAAACGCCGCACCCGCCGCCGCAATTCCGGCAATCGCCAAAAAAACCGGGTTTGAAAGTAATCCCAACAAAGTTTTTCCCAATGCTTTTGCCCCGTCGCCAATAGCTGTAAAAACGGCTTTACTTTCAGCCCCGCCACGTCCTAACGCCAAAAGACTTTCGCCAAATGCGCTATTTAAACCTAACGTTTCTTTTAATTTGTCGCCATACGCAATAATTGCGTCGGACGCCTCCGTATAATTTCCGACGTTCAATTGAAATTTCCCGGTTGCTTCCTGCAAACGTTTCATTTCTTCGTATATTTCTTTGGTTTGTGCAACCAATTTTCGCCCCTCCTCGGTGTTTTCCCGTTCGGCTTTAGTCATGTTGTTTAAATAAATCTTATTCAATGAATATTGCGCCGATAAACGGTTATAACTACCCTCGGCGGATTGATTTATTTTCACAATCAGTTTATTAATTTGGTTCGCTTCCTGCTGTGCCAATTTTAACTCGGCTAACTTTTTGGCGTTCTCGCTTTCTGCAAACGCCAAATCACGTTGCGCACGTGCCAAACGTTCCGCATCGTCTGCGGCTTTTTTGGTTGTCTTTCGCCCGTCCTCCGTTGCGCCGGAAACCTTTTTCAGAATCTCCGCCAATTGTATTGCTTCGGCTTTGATATTTTTCAGCGCATTTGTATATGTGTCCGAAAGTTCATCCAATTGTTTTATCAAATCAGTAATCGAATTATCCGGGCTTATTAAATCCGAATATTTGATTGGGTTGTTATTATCTGCCATACGCCGATTATTAAGTTATTTACGGGAAATTCCCCGTCTGTTGCATTTTCTTTTCTCAAACGTGTAATTTATCGCCTAAAAATAAAAACGCCGGAAATCGCCTTATTTTGCCCTTTTTTGCTTGTTTGCTTTTTTGGCTTGTTCCTTGATATACTCAAATGCGTTGTAATATTCCAAAACGGTAAATTTCTTTGGGTCAACATGCAAATTTTGGGACAATATCAAACACATATTTTCAAATTGTCTGTCATGCCTAATTTCCACGCTTTCCGACCCGGTAAACGTCTGCGGGTTGAAATAGGTTATCAACTCCGCCGTAATGTCGTCAATCTCTTTTGCGTCAGCCTCGGTTGCCCGACCGTCTATTATTGTGCGTAATACAACAATCGTTCTTTGTTTCAATTTATCGTAATACTCTTTCAATGTCGCATCATCGAACAACCGGGGAAAATACAAACGCAATTCATCGTCTATTTTTTTTTTAACCGCTTCCAAATGGGCGGTTATCTCTGAATTTGCAACGTCTTTAAAAAGACTCATTGTTTGTTGCAATCCATCATCTGACAAATCATTTCGGGGTTTACCATTTATTGATTTAACCAACACGGCAAAAGCCAAATGCCGGGGGGAAACCTCGGATTGAATGAAATATATGTTTTGGCGCATATTTTCCAACTCAACGGTTGCCATGTTTGGCGTTGGGCTGTTCAAATAACGTATTACCTTTTCAATATGTCGGTCAAAATCCGACAAATCGGAACCAACCCCGGCGTCAACCAAAAGCATTTTGTTATACTTGTGGAAACGCATAATTGGCAAATCCTCGATTGAATCATACAACTCAACGTTCATTCCTTTTATTTGTACATTCTTCATAATAAAACACGTGTTATCATTGTACTACAAAAGGGAACGCCCAAAAATGAGAGGTTCCCGGTAAATATCAACGCAAAGAAACAAATCAAAACGCACGTCCACCACGACAAACAGAAATCGCAATTAAACATCTTTGAAAAGAAATCGTTCCCGTGAATCTGTACCCATTCAATGACGCCCCATTTGCGTAATAACGTCAGCACAAAAGCCGCTATTAATGCGACAACAATAATGTTATAAATAAAATGTTCCATATACTACAATTTACATGTCTCTCCAATACTCAATTCGCCCTCAAACCGGAATCCGCCGAACGGGTGCATTAAAAATTGGTTTTCTATTTCATCCAACGAAAAGCCCCTGTAAATGTTTTCCGCCAATTCGTACACTTTGTTTATTCTGTAACTTCCATTTCGCACCAAAAAACCGCCGTTCAAAACGTCCAATATTTGCCGCTTCAAATCCTCTTTGTTGCGTGTGCTTGCATCGTTGTATATCTTTCTGTAATCAAACCAAAAGATAATCGAAAACGCCGTTTTTATGCCAATATCAACTCCGGGTTCCCAACTGATATTTTGCGGGTCGTCAACCCAAAAGAAACAGAAATTACCAATACCCGCATCGGGGCAAACTTCCATATATTCGTTTTTCCCGGAATACACGTTTGGCGTATAATAGCGTTTTTGGTTTGCGTTCATTTTAACAAGTCTTTCCGCCCTGCCAAACGCATAATCCAACCACGGCAAATTATCAACCAATCCGTTTTGCATGTTTCCAATTATCCGGTCTAACAATTCCGGGTTGTCAATAACCGGGGCTTTTACATTATTTGCCATAAATTTGTTTTTTTGTTTCTGCCATTAAATCCGGGAAAATATATTTCCAAATCAATATTGAAATATTTTCGTCGGTTAAACCCAATATTTGACGACCGTATTTTTTTATTAAATCCTCTGTTTTAAAGTCAGACGCTTTAATTTCAAATTGTTTGTCGCCAACCTCTAAATAAAAACTACTTTCAAAATCTCCCTCATCCCGTAACGTTACCCGGTTTGTCGGCTGTCCCTTAGCCTCTTTAATTGCGATTGTTACGGGGCTGTATGGTGCATAATCCGAAATTTCGACGCCCAAACGGTTAATACCTTGTTCAAACAATTGTTCCTCGGCGTTCAAATCAACTATATATGACTCATTGTCCCATATAATGTTTTGTATTATCCGCCCGGACGTCAAAGCCTCGTTGAAATCCTCAACCCTTTTTCGCAAATCGGTTATCCGTTTCATAAATACAACTTTTACATGAAATTATATACAACTTTCCCTTTGAATTATATAATTACACGGTTCTGTATCTTACCCCACGGTTATTGCAGGCTAAACAGATACGGTCTAACCCTTGCGTATCTATTTGCAACGCCTCATAAGACTTTTTAAGGTCGTAACCTAAACCGCCGGGACGAACGCCGGACGTGTTGCCGTCCAACTCATACAAAATATCCATCCGGGTTGCGTTTGATTGATTGCGGTTAACCCTTACGTTGGGGTTCATTGCCAACGTCCGCAATGCAATTGCAGCAACTTGTCTTTGTATTACCGTTTGGAAAATCTGCCTTTGGGAAATAATGAAATCCGTTAAATCGCATCCAATAGTAATTTCGCAATTCAGCCCGTAATTTTGGGTTCGTGTGTACATCGTGTATGCAATATCCCACAACTCCGGGTATTCTGCGAACGTTTCCGGCGCATTATACATAAACGGCGTTACTTGCAAATACTTTGTCAATTCTCGCCAAACCTCAACGGAACCCATGTTGCACGTTCCGCACGGCTCCCGGCTCCAATCCTTTGATACGTTAATTGCTTCCATTCCGGCGGGTAATTCGTCTTGATTGTAGCAAAGGAACCACGACCCCCCGGCGTTGTTCTTGTCGCTTATATACGGCAAATAACAATCAGTTAACGGGAACCACTGAAAACCGCCATTTGTAACGGTAAAATTCAAATCAAAAGTCTTTATTGGGTCTATCTGCGACGAATGAAACAAATACATTCTAACAACCCCGGTTCCCCCGGTCATTTGCAAACCTATCTTTTCAATTTTCGCCGTCACTCCCATTGCACGAACCGGGACAATTTCAAAGCCAACCAATTTATGATTATTTTGCAGGGTTGCCCGTATGCGTCCGGCACCATCAAAAAACGTTCTGCGTTCTAACAAATTGCGTGTTTCTTTATCCAACTGCTTAATTTGGGTAAATGTCTGAATTGCGGTTGCAATCCCGTTGCGTGTCATTCTTTCCAAAAAGTCCGAAAGAATGTTGTATTTGCTCCAAAACAAAGAATCTTCCGTTGGTTCCTCTCCTACGTTATCCGCTTTCGCTTTCCAAAACAATTTGTTCCCGTTTGTATCATTACCATACTGCACAACCTTGTTTTGTTTCCATTGCGTCAGCGCATCCCATACGGGGTATTGTATTCCCCAATCATCCGGCATAATCGCCTCCATATTATCCAACGTCAAAAGCGGGTGCGCACCTTGAAAATACAACCCGCTTTCCGTCTGCGTTAAATTGTCGTCTATCGCCTTTGCCGGGTCGTATGATTGCTCCCACCCGCACACATTTTTTAACGCTTCGCATATTTCATTTATTCTTATCATAAAAACGCCCATTTATTTCCCATATTAGGAATTAAGATTGCAATAAATAAGGGGGCGGGGATAACCACCCCGTCCCCTCGGTTAAATAATTGTTCCGTTTTCCGGCTTATGCGTCTGCACCTCCGGCGGGAAATTCCCCGGCGTTGGTTACATATACAGGCATACCCAAAGGTACATTTCCCTCACGTGCTGCAATCTGCGCTTTGATAATCGGATTTGCAACGGTTGTTGGGTTGCTGTTGTAAGCAATTACAAACGCAACGTCTGCGCTAAATCCAAAATATTCTTTCACGTTGCACGTCATATCGGCACTCGCTGCGCCTGCTGTCTGTGACTGGTCGCCAACTGCTGTGTAATAGTGCGAACCAACGGGCAAATCAATGTACGGCAAACGTACAACGTCCCATTCGTGGAAATTCGCACTGGTGCGGTTCAACGCCTCACGGTCAACACGTGTTAAAACGCCAACGTTACCATCCTCTACGGCAAAGAATGTGCCGTTTTTGCTAGCTTCATTTACGACGTTGTTTGTATAATGGAACACTTTATTTTCGTATTCCATACGCTTGTTTACGTCGTTATAAATACCGTGCTGTGCCAATTTTTTAATAAGGCTGTCAATTCCGGCGTTACCTACGACGTGAACCAAACCCGGATAACAATTTGCACGCATAATCGGGTTAATATCGCCCATAATTTCGGTTGCCATCTGCGTTGGAACCTCAATAACGTTTGCAGCGAAATTGTAATTCAACTTGTCTTTCAATACTTGGGTTTTTCCTGCCTCCAACGCTGAAACGGCTGCTTGGTCTAACGAATTTGCAAACGCTCTGCAAACCTTTTCCATTTTGCGGTTGAAATCGTGTTCATACGAAATTTCGTTGTTCATATACAACGTTGGCACCATTGTAAAGCCGACGGAATATGTCGCCCAAACCACGGTATAAAGTGCGGACGTGTTTTCATCGTCCGGGATAACACACGTACGAACGTTGCTAACCGTAACGTCGCCATCGTAATTGATAACCGGAACTTGTACCGTATTTCCGATTGAGGCAAACGCACGTTCACGCAATTTCGGGGACAAAATGGAATTTCCGGCGTTGGTCTGTTCAATAAAAAAATCCAATGCGCCATACTCGCACGGGCGGGTCATATTACGGTCTAACTCCGGGTTTTCTACTCGCCAATTCTGTAATCTTGTTGCAATTAAACTCATAGTCTTTTTATTTTAATTTGTTATTAAATGCGGGTTTACCCATTACCCGGTTATCTCTCCGGCAATTTGTTAATACTATTTTCCTGCCAAACCTTTCTCATATCTTCGTCAAACTCTTTGGAACCTACCGTTTTACCTTGCGCCATCAATTGTTTTGTAATAAGTTCGTACGCCTCTGATTGCGTTTTGACTCCGCTTACGTCCAATGTAATTCCGCCGCCTCCGGCACCGCCTGCGGGCTTATTTGTGCCGCCTCCTGGCTGTTGTCTTTGCTGCTCCAATACTCCCATCGTTTCCAATTCTTTTGTCAGCAACTCGGCGGGCGTGAATGGGTTCAACTGATTGTTTGGATTGCGCATAATTGCGCCGCTTGCATCTTTGAACGCCAAAACCTTTCCGCCGTTTCCGTCGTCTATATATTCCGGGTTCATGCCTTTTACTTTTTCGGTCGCCTGCGTCAAAATAACCTTTGTTACGCTTTCCGGGAATCCTGCTTTGAATTTAAGCCCGGCGGCGGCTGTCTGCAATGCGTTGTCAATTCTTACTCCGAACAATTCTTTTTCGTGGTTTGTCTTTTCTTCCTCATACTTGGTTGTCAACTCGGTAAACTGCGTTGTCACGTTCTGCAAATCTGCTTTTGCCTGCTTCAATGCTTTCACGGTTTCCGCATCTGCCGCACCATCGGCAATTGCCTTTTCTAAACGGGCTTTTTCCTTGGTCAATGAATCAATCTGCGATTGCAGCCCGGTTGCGCCATCGGCTTTTGTTTTCATTTCCCCCATTACACGTTTTGCGTAATCATACGTTTTTTCGGTTCCATTTTTAGCGATACCGGAAACCGCCAAAATATCGGCATCCAAAGCCCCGTAAATTTCGCCCGTTTTCTTGGCAATAACGCTGTTTTCGTCATTCTGCGATAATGTTGTTATCGCTGTAATCTGTTCGTCAGACAATCCCGACAAAGCCGCATTTGCAACTAAAATTTCTCTCGTTAACATAATATTCTTACCCTTTGTATTAATTAAGTTCGATTGCTTCTACTGCTCCGCTGTTTGCGTTAATAATATCAATTGTATATTTGGGGAAATCCCCGGTTGTGTCAACCAACCAACTAACAACACGTGCATGGCTGATTTCCTTTTCAACCTCTTTTGTTACCAAAATGACGTCGGTAATTGTTCCGCCCTCAATACATTCAATCAACTTTTTCTTTGTGTCGCCGTCCAATGCTGCGGCGGTTGTGGTTACTTCAATAACCAAATTGTCTTGCTGTGCAATCTGTGCCATATTCGTAATTTTTAATGGTTAAACATTCTCGTTGTTTTCCGGGCTATCGCCTGCCGCTTCCTCTGCTTCTGCTGTTTTTTCGGCTTTTGGTTTTCGTCCGGCTTTCTTTGGTTCTGCTGGGATAACTCCGGCGGCTGTCAGTTCTGCAATAATTTCGGCTTTCATTTGTTCACGTTCTGCCGCCTTTGCTTCTGCTGCCGCCTTTGCTACTGCTTCTGCCTTTGCTCGTTTGCTGGCTTCAATCTTTTCTTTGTTCGCTGCCTCCCAAACGTTCGGGTCGTGCATAATGTCAACTTTATAACCCATTTTTCGCAAATTGTGCAATCCGAATGTTTCAAAGAACTTTTTTCCGAAAACCTGCATACGTGGTCGTGAAATTCTTTCGCCCGTTTCTTGGTTGAATTTTACAACCTCAATACGACAATGGTAAAAACTTTCCTCGCCTTGCGGCACAATGAAATTTTCCGGGGTAACGTCCAACAATCCGACGTCCTTTGTTTTACCCTCTGTTTCTGCTTTCACTCGCATAATCATAAAATTTTTTTGTTATAACTTCAATTTTCTTGGAAAATGGTATTTGGCTGCCAAATTCCAAAACGTTTGTATTCTCACGTTCAAACCTACGCACAAAATTAGCGAAATTCAATTTAATGCGCAATTCATCCTCGGTAATTAGCTGTTTTTCGTACAATTCTAATACTTCCGGACGTGTCAAATGTCGGTACGGCTCCAATTCTGCCAACACTAACATACGTTGCATTTGTATTGGGTCGTGTCTGTACTCCGTTTCGATAATCTGATTTTGTAGCGCATCCAATTCCCCCTCGCTTGCTCCGCTTTCTTTCGCCATCTTATAACGTTCTCGCAATTGGGTTGCATCAGACAAATAAAACTCGGTGCCATAATTGATTTTTGCCGAAACAAACATTGTTCCATAACGCAAACGGCAAACGGTTTCGTCAACGAACTTTTGCGCCGCCTCAAAGCCTTTTTTTACTCGGTTTAATACCGTGCTTTGGCTTTCAAAATTGGCTTTAATTTGCTGTTCATTTAATGCTTCACGGGTTGTTATTTCCTCGTTGGTACCAACAACCGCCGTAATTATGTTTGTACGCAACCGTTCTTCCTCGCTAACGTTATAATCCAAACTATTACGGTCAACGGTCAACATCTGAACCGGGTTGCGCAAATCCGGCTGTTTGTCGCCGTCCGGTACCGGAATTTCAATGAATGAACCAACCCCGACAATTCGTTTATCTCCGCATTTCGGGCAACGCATCAATAAACCCGCTTGGTCTAATTTATAATAGCCTTGTTTATCTTTCAAAAACCCGCCGTCGCAATAATCGCCGTTTTCGCCGTTCGTAAAATCGCAACTTTGTTCATATCCGGAATAAATCGGGTACGACCCGTACATATCCAAATTTTTCTTTGATAAATGATAAAAAAGGAACCAATCTAAACTTTCCAACTCGGTTGTTAACGGGGACGCCTTAACGTCCGGTTCTCTCAAACTCAATGGTTCGTTCCAAAAAAAACGTGCTGGGCAATATCCCAAATCGTGCGGGCTATCAATCAGCAATTCGCCAATATTGCCTTTTTCCTCGGTAAATACCCGGTATCGTTCATCGTCAATTACGGCAATACGGTTGTCGTCCTGCCAGAATATTATCCAACGCATAACGCCCGTTGTTTTGTCTGCCTTGTATGAAATAACGTGTTCTATTGGCAACCAATAAAAGTACGGTTGCGGGTAATTATCGCCGGGGGATTGCTCTTTTGGCAAATCAACAATTAATACGCTGTTAATTTCGGTTTTGAAATATTCCCATCCCTTTGTGCTCCAAATTCCGGGTTCTTCCAATACGTGTTGTCTGTAATACTCCCAATCGTCCCTTTGTTCGCTGTTCATAAACTGATAATTGAACGCCGGGTTACGACCGTCAAAAATGCGGCTCAACTTATCAAAACAAACGCCCGTTACCTCGTTTGTCTTTACGGGGTAACGGAACAATGTTTTGAACACTTTGAATTTGTCTGCGGGTATAAGGTTTGAAACATAAGACAAAAAATCGGTCACGGGTTGCGTAATGTATGGCATCAACGCCTTTTCCGCATGAAATCGTATGCGGTTTTGGTGGTAAATCGCCCTACTTATCGCCGCTTTGTTCCGTGGCTCCGTTATCTGCTTTTTTATTTTTCTTATATCTAAGCCCATTTTCTTTGTCAAATTCAAATTTACTATTTTCCGGTAACTGCCAACCGCCGTTATTTGGCATTTTTAAAAGTCTTTCGGCGTGGCTAACTTCAAAATCTCGTGTCGTTTTCAATGTTTCATTTTCCAACGTCACTATTGTTTGTTTACCCTGCTGCATTTTTTAAGTCTGTTAGCGGGTTAAAATCTTCCGGTACGATAATAGCCAAATCATCCGACCAATTAGGTAAAAACGACCATTGTATTGCGTTGCTATCGGGTGCCTCAAATCCTCCCAATGTTTTATCCCCGATAAACAAAGAACGAATTGGAATAGGATAATGCGTTGTTGTTGTTGTCGGGTCTTGCAATGCACCAATTGCGCCGTTTTCATCAAACAAATAAACCCCCAAATTTTGGGAATCGCTTTCACATTGCAAATCTTTCAATGCTTTAATCAGTGATTGCGGCATTTTACGCATAACCGCCGTAAATGGGGTTGGCTCACGTCCTATAATTTCCTCAATACCTCCCAACGTTTCGTTTCCTCCTCCAAATGTACGGGGTGCGCCCGCTTCTGCTGTTGGTGCTTGAATGTACGGGGAAACAACAATCTTTGTGTCGTCATCTGCCGATAACAACGGCGTCCATGACGCTTTTTTTGTAATACCCGCCGTCGTGGTAAATGAATTTTTTTCTCCGGTGCTTTTGAGCAATCTCTGAAACGCTACTTTCTGAATCTGTCCGAGACTCTCGGCACACGTAAAGTTTGGAATGTTTGGCAACGCTGCTGCTGCCGGGCATTTACAAATCGCCATACTCTTTAAATTTTTAACGTTAAAACTAAATTTATAATCTCCGGGGCTATTCCTTTGTCCCTTTCTTTTTGCAAAGTTATAATATTTTCCGGTTAATTTCTTGCATATATGGAATTTATTGTTAGTTACGGCGTGTAATACCCTTACATGCGGCATTGTATGGCTTAACATTACCGTCCGCCAATTCCTTTTCATAAATTCCGGTTAAACCGTCCTCCGGGTCGTCATGGGTATTTGCAGGAAAATCACGCAAAAACCCGGTCAAATGTTCGTGTATCTTTGGGAAACGTTGTTCCCATCCAATCGGCATTATTATTTGTGCATTTACCATCGCTGAATTTGTTATAATACGGCTTTCCTTGTTTGCCCCTTGATAAAATGGTTCTGTTACTGCTTTTATCTTTTTCCTTATAACCTTTTCAAAGCCGGAACCGCCGTTGTTACTTTCAATCCATGCTTTTTGCGTTCCGCATCTGTTTATCATATCCGGGACGGTAACGGCTGTTATTTCCGTGTTTTCCTGCGTAAATACCATGTCAGTAATTAGCGCATACAAAATCGGTTCAAACCGTTTCTTTTGTTCGTTCCATGCCTCATTACCAGATTTGTAAATGTCATAACATGCCGAAAATGTAAAGTCGTCGCCCTCGTCGGCAACGTCTGTATAATTTCCGCTACGTACATACGTCCCCCATTCGGATTTGTCAATGTATGTTCGGAACGGGTTCCGGTACAATTTGCCCTCTGCATTTCCGGGGTTGCCTTGATATAAACATTGAAATTGTACGGGGTCTAACGCTCTTTGCCCCTCCAATTTTACCCGGCTGTGTCGTCTATCCCATAACGCCGCCCCCGGTTCCCGTGGGTCAATCTCTGTTGGTTCCCCGGTTTTCAGTCCCTCAAAATTTATTCGTACCCATGCGCCCGCCGGAATATCTTTTACATCATCCCAACTTTTAATATCAATTACGGTTTCCCCGCTTTTTTCTATGCGCCCAATCAAATCATCATCATGCCAACGGGTAAACACAATTAATTCTTGGGAATCATTATGCAAACGGGTACGTACTACGGTCGTGTACCATTTCCATGCTGCATTACGTACAATCGGGCTGTTGCCCTCAGCATAATCTTTATAAACGTCGTCCAAAATAGAAACATCAACCGTTTTTGAAGTCAACGAACCGCCACGGCCGACAACACGCAATGAACCCTTACGCCCAACCATTTCTATTACGTCGGAATTTCGTAAATACGTATTAGCCATTGTTACTACGTTGGAACCGTTCAAATATGTTTCCGGAAACAATTCCCGGTATCTTGGTGTGTCAATTATTCTTTGGACATCCCGGTTAAAATCTCTCGCAATGGTTGCCGCATACGAACCGATACAAATTTTTTTGTCCGGGTCTAAACCTAACATAAAAGCGGGTAATTTGCGGCTTGAACCCTCGCTTTTCCCATGTTGGGGCGGCATTTGCACAATCATTTTTTGTATTTTGCCGTGTGCAAACATATCTAACAACGTGTAATAAACGACGTGAAACGGTTCCAAAGCCAAATCCGGTTGCATGTACCGGGCAAAGTTTATCAGCCTATGTCGTGCCGCCGCTTTTACTATCTCGCCGGGGTTGTTTTTCAATGCTGCATACATTTTAAGCAATTGTTCTTTATCCATTTTGTTTAATTCTTAAAAATAAACCATATATTTTTGTCTTACCCCCGTATTTTTTCTGACTTAAAAACCGGAAATCTTAAAAAACAACCAATTTATTGTTTCATTTTCCATTTGTCGCACGCTTTTTCCGAACGTATTATACTGCGATTTTCGACAAACGGGCATTTTAAACAAATTGGGTTCCCGTCCATATCCAAATTTGAATGGTCGTAATAATATTTACCCCAACCACAATTCCCGCACGTGTGTACGGGTTTCGGTTCATCTTTTTTCTTGATATTATTCTTTGTTGTTCGTACCATCGTCAATTACTCCTTTTTCTGCTAATTGTTTTTTATATTCTGCTGTTTGCAATTTATCGGCGACCGCAAACAACAAATCCTCCGGTATTGCGGCAACATCATATTTCGGCGCATCGCTATTTGTATTTTCTTTCAATCCCGGTATATCAACTTTTATTGGCGCATCAAATCCCAACATCTTTGCCCGGCGTTGCTGCACATTCAAAAGCAAATCCAAAAACCGGGGGTTTCCGGCGGACGTTTCCGTTGTGGTTTCCTCATACCCGTAATATTCCGGGTTGTCGCCATCCTCCAACACTTTACGGGGCTTTGCGTTCTGTCTGTTTTTCTCTCGCAATTTCCCGGTCTTTGAACGTTCCCACGCCTCCCACAATTCAACCTCCATTTTATCCAACTTTCGCAATTCCTGCGTAACGTAATCGTCTATATTTTCCATACGTTCACGTTTCCACTCAATTAGCAATTGTTGCATATCCCAATATACCATTTGTTTTGTTATGGTATAACCGACGCCACGCCGGGCGTTTTCCTCATTCAGTCTTTCCGAAATCTCCCTATACGTGTAACCACGTAAAAACAGATTTGAACAAAAAGCCAAATCAAACTCCCTTTGGTCTTTTGTTCGTTTGCACATTTTCGGGCGTCCGCCCCTTTGTCTTTTACTTGCTTCCATTTTCCAACCTTTTTATAACGGCAAAGTCTTTCGCTTTGTTTTCCTCTCAAACGTCGCTTTCCCTTTTGCTTGTTATTTTCGGGGAATTTTTGTTTTAAGCGGGTTTTGTTTGTTACTTGATACTTTTATTGTCTTTTGTATTTTCGTCGCCCTACGGGGCTAATTTTGGCTTTCTTTCATTCCGGTACCTAAACGGCAAAGCCCCGGTTATAATTCCGGGGCGTTTATTATGCCTTTTCTACATTATTTCTATACCATGAAAAGGTTTTAAAGCATATTTTTGACGGGGTGCCGTCTTTCTTTTCCTTTCGTATGGTATATTCAAACTTTCCGTCATTGTCAACTCTTATTTCTTCAATTGTGCCAATATTTTCACCTTGTTTCACTCTATCCCCAATTTTAAACGGACAATTTTCTGTTATGTAACTTTCTGCGGCTTTTTCTCTTTCCTTTCTGTTGTACTCCAAAGCCTTTTGTTTTATCTCGGCTAATTCTGCCATTCTTTTTACGTATGTTTCTTTATCCATAACTTTATTATTTTTCTGTTGGTAAATCTACGGTTAACAATACGGGTTGCAATGGTTGGTTAAACGTCAGCATTGACAAATGTATTGTTCCGGTTTCTTTTACTCTCTCCAATTCTTCCGGGGATAACTGCCATTTGGTAATTATAAGCCCCTGCGGGTCATTAGGGATTTTCATTGCAGGTAACGGCATGTATTCCGGTTGGTCTTTTGCAAATACTACATTCACGCCGGGAAATTCAACGGGTTTCATTGCCTTGCTCCTTTCTTGGTTTCTTTCTAAACTTACGTTTCTTTTCCGGTATCTCAATACGGTGTATCTCAACACGTGCGCCAAAAGCCTTTGCCAACTTTCCGGCAACTTCTTTTACTTCTTCCGGTATATCATTTTGAGGCTTTCCCGACGCATCGGCGTTTATCTGTTTTAGCAATCCGGCGATTGCTGTTTTTTCCTCTTTGTCCGTTGTCGTCTTGAAACGCTGAATCAGATTTGCAATTGGTTGCGTTCTCATAAAGTCAGCACATTTAAAACGGTCTTTGCAAATATTGCAATCATCCGGGTAATTGTGTTTTGCATCCTGCGAACTCTTTTCGTCTGCCTTTCTGAATTCGTGCCATTCGTCACGGCGGGCGATTGCTTCCGAAAATACCGCCATTGCATCAATACAAACTTGTGCCAAAATAAAATCCGGGGTATCTCTCATTTCCTTTTCTAAACCGTGCTTATTAATAAGTTCGGTTAGTTCTTGTTTAAAATCTTTTTTCATACGCTTAAACTTCTACATGTTCAATTTGTGGTAACTTCTTTATGTATTCCAACATCGCCGTTTTGCTTTCCTCGGTTTCGTCGGTTCTGTTTATTACCAACTGAATAACTTCCAAAAGATAATCGCTATCAATACACGCATCATCTACGTTGGTAATATCGTACATCGGTTCTGTTATTTCCTTTGTGGCTTTCAACAAATCCTTTGCTAACTTTGCGGCTTTCTTGAACCTCATTTTTTCGTCCCTCTGAAAACATTTTCCCAATTTTCCCAATTTGCTTTCCGCATCAATTGCGCACGAATTAGCCATGTCAGCCAAAAGATATGCCATATTTGTAAGGAACAACGCTTGCTTTCTTACTTCTTCTTTTTCTTCGTTTGTCATAGTATTTTGTTAAAACGTTCTTTAAAATGTTTGTATTCCTCGGCGGTCTGTCTTTCCTGCCACTGATTGCAGGCTAAACAACTGCAATGCCTCATTCTGTTTTGCTCATTACAAAATCCGTCGCCGTTTATATCCTCGTTTTTAAAATTGTTGCAATTACCGCAAACCGGGCTTTCCGGTTTCTTATATGGGTGTTTGCGCATAAATTCCGGGTTTTTCTCACGTCCTGCAATTTTAGTGTATGCCATTTCCTGCAATTCCTTTTGGCTATACCCTAATAATGCCGCAATATGGAATAAAACAACGTTTACGTCCGCCAATTCGTCGATAATATCATGCGTTCCGGGATTAATTTCGTTTATTTCTCTTTGCGTTTTTTCCCTGCTTAAATATCTTTCAAACGCTTCAAATAATTCGTTGTATTCCTCGGCTAATTTTCCCAATCTCTTTTCTATGTTCTTGCCGAAAAGTTTATTCATCTTTTCAAACAATCGCTTTTCGTCAAAGTTCAATCCGGCGGTATTGGCGTCTTTTTCTTCAAAATTAGCCATAAACGTTTGCATATCCATTTTGCCAAATTTTCCGTCCGGTGTCAATACAATAAAATTTCCCTCCGGTACGTCCAACATTACGCCGTTTTCGGTCGGGAATGAATAAACCGCCAAACCTCCGGGCGTTCTCGGAATCTGCATTGTTCCGCCTCCGGTAAACATCAGCAATTTTTCCAAATTATCACGCTTTACGGGTAATGCACGAATTTCTAACAATCGGCGGCAATAAATATCCCCGGCGGTTTCATCCGGCATACCTAAATTTGTGCGCAACTCATTTGGCAAATTTTCCGCCCCTTTTTCGTATTCAACAAAGAATATTGCACCACGCAAAAGGTTTTGTTCTTTAATCGTCCTTACGTCTTTTATTCTTTTCCCGTATCTGCCTTGAACTGCATATATTGCGGCTTCAATTATTCTTTCCTCTTTGTCCGGGGCGTACATTTTAAGTTCAAAGTAATTTTCTTTCTCTGTAACTTCCGGTTCTGTTCCCGTTACATCTTCAATCATCAAAAACGTTTCCGCATCAAACGGAATAAATCTTTTCTTTTCCATCGCTTTTTTCTGTTATGTTATATAATTTTCTGAAATATATTACTTTGTTATCGCTACGGCTTGTTCTGTGGCATTTAAGCCCAACCGCCGGGCAATCGTCTTTATGGATAACGCAACACGCGCATCTACTCAAACATACATATTTGCCAACATTTTCAATCAGTTTATCAGACGGTTTAACCCATCTTTCCGCAATTATTACCATACCCCGGTAAACTGCAAGTTCGCCGGGGTTGTATTCACGTCCGGGTTCAAACGGTTGTGGTTTCTTTATTCTCATTTTCTATCGAACTAACCAACAAATCCAAATTTTCCTCTGTTCCGGAAATTGAAATTCTTGCTTTCCCTGCTCCCATTACCGCCAATTCCGTAATTGTGCAATCATATTTTCCTGCGGATTTTTGAAACTTTGCCGCCTCATTTAATGGCAATATTTTTGTTATCTCTTTCATCGCTCACGTTTTTAGTATTTTACATTACAAAGTTAATAATTTCTTTTGGTTTTTATCCATATCAGCCGGAAACCAACGGAAAAACAAAGCAATTTAATTTCAATATCTAAATAAACGTCATGTCCTTTTACGCCCTCAACCATAACTCCGGGCGTCAAATAAAATTGCTTATACTTCCACAAACTTTGCAGATACAAATAAAACCCGATACGTCCAATATGGAATCCGATTGTTTTCATTTCTCTATCTGTTTTTTTATCTGTTCCCAACTCTTTTTGTCAATTACCATTTTCCGGGGGTATTGTATTATTTCGCCCTTGGTATATACGAGATTATAGATACCCAATTGCCCCTTAATTGGCATTTCAACAACACGTCTTGGGTTGCGCATCATCCATCCGAAACACTTTGTTTTTTTTGCCCTCTTTTCCTTTGGAATCCGGGCGTTTTCCCAATCCTCCGGCGTAAACTCTTTTATCGGCTTCACGTCGTACAACTCAACCAATCCCAAAGTAACGCCGCTTTCCATTCCGGGATAAACCGGTTTTGCCGACGAACAAATAAGAACGTCGCCACGGTATGACGTTTTTTTGCTTCTAACTTCAATTGATTTTCGCCCGTAAACAACGCCGTTTTCGTCTTTGTATGCCGCCGTTACCAAATCATTTGCGTATGGCTGTTTGACGGTCAACGCACGCCAACGGTCGTGTTTTTCGGGGTCATATTCTTTGCTATTAAACTGCATAACTTTATTTTTTATCTTTCCCGGCGGGTTCCTTGTAATGGGCAAAACCAATTGGTCGTATCGGTTCCGGCTCCGGAACGGCTGCGTCCTCCTTATTGTATTCAAAAGAAACAATAACCGTTCGCCCCTTTGTCCGTGTCCCAATCAGCCGGGAACCCTCCGGGATTTGAATTTTAATTTCGTTCCTCATTCTCAAAATGGCAAATCATCTTTGTCTTGGTCGGGAATTGGCGGCGGCGGTGTTGGTGCGCCTCCCTGCTGCGTTGTTTGTCCGTCTTTCTTTGGCGACAACATCTCCATATTAAACCCGTAAACTTCTGTAATGTATCTTTTGACGCCGTTGTTGTCCTCATAACTGCGGGTTCTTATTTTCCCCTCAATATAAAGTTTATCGCCCTTTTTTACATACTCTTGTGCAACCTTTGCCAATCCATTTTGCAAAACAATATTGTGCCATTCGGTGCGCTCCGGTACTTCTGTACCATTTGCCGTTTTAAATGCTCTGTCAGTTGTCGCCAACGTGAATTGCGCAACCGAACCGCCGTTGTCGAAATTTTTATACTCCGGGTCTTTTCCGACGTAACCCATTAAAATAACTTTGTTTACACTCATGGAAATATAGCTTTAAAAATCCAACTTCCAATACTCCATAACGTCCAAATGTATGACGCAACCGTTAACGCCACGAACGTATAATATACAATTTTATATCCGGTTTGTTTTTTGATTTTCATCTACTTAAATTTTACACCATCCAACAAATATTCTTTTTTCATATCCGACCATCCGGCGGCATGATTTATCGCTTTCCGGTCGTCGTCGTAAACAAATCCAACTATCCAACCGCCGACGTTTGATTGTTTTATTAGTCTTACCAATTTACCGACGAAAAAAGAACGGTATCGGTAATATGCTGAATTTTCACTAACAAACAAAACCCGTCTTTCTGCATTTATTTCGGGCGGATTTTCGATTTGCGGGCGTTTCTCCCTTTCCGGGTACCTTTGTACCCTTTTAAAATCATTTTGGATTGAACGGCGGGAAATTGCCCCGTAATCGGGTGTTCTTTTTTTCGTCCTCATATTTTCAAACTTCTGTATTCGTTTTTAAGCAATTCAATAATCCGGACGTTGCCCGGATATATACGCATTTTCGTTTTATCCCCATTCTCCCAACATGAATGATGTTCAAAACATAGTATATTTATATTTCTTACATCATGGGATAATTCAGGGTATGCTGCTTTTGTTATTATATGGCTTATATGTATAGCCGAATATGTTTTTAAAGGCTTCATACATTCCTCACAATAATGAGGATATATATTCCAACAATACTTGTAAAATTTATCGTTTTCGGTTGGGGAATGACCTTTGCCAAATAAATAGTATTGAATTTCTAAACGAACAAGGAAAGGCACATAAAAACGTCTATCTATTAAAGGCTCATAACCTTTCATTTTAGCATATATATAACATTCTAAATCAATAATTTTTATTTTATCTTCCATATATACCCTCCTGCTGTTTTACGTTTCTTATTAGCCGCTAAAGCTATTCCACGTTTATTTATACCAGTAATATTAGATGCAATATTAATACTTTCAAATTCATCAATTAATTTATTATTCATTGAAAAACGTATAACTGCCTTACTTTTCCCATTCAATATCCCAATTTTACCATATCTACAACTTAAAAAACCTTTTTTGGCTGCCTGTCTTTTTCTATATAACGTAATTGGGTTGTTGTTATTTTCCAAATGCGTTGCCCAACGTAAATTATCAACATGATTGTTTAATCTATTGCCGTCTATATGGTCAACGCATGGTTTGTTGTTCGGGTTCGGAATGAAAGCCGCAGCAACTAATCTATGAATAGAAAACGTTTTTCTCTTATTACAATTACTAAGATAAACCGTTTTATATTCTTTTTTACTATTTCGCCAACATGATTTTAATATCTTATTATATAAGATGCTTTTTACATTACCATAATTACTAACTTGATACAACCCCACATATCCGGGAACATCTTTCCAAATTTCCATTATACAACCATTTAAGTAAGCAACCAAAAGAGAAACGGGGAAAAGTGGCTGCATCTTTTTTCATCCGGTAGCTACTCCGAACTATCCCCGTTTATGCTGCAAATATAGCGAATTTATTGGTATTCGTACTAGTCTGTCAACAAATACGGTTCCATACTCTTACATTTCCGCCGTTTCGTCGTTCGGTTCCGGGTCGTCCGCCGGGGCTGCCATTTCCGGGAACATATCATTTTCATTTTCGTTGTCTGCATCATTTACATAAACTAACGGGTTGGGTTCCCCATCAGCCCCGAACAAATCCATTTGCGCCTTTTTGCCCTCAAACAGAAATTCGTAAACCTCGTTTTCAATATCGCAAACAATGTTTTCCAACTCTTCCTCAAAACCGAACGTTTCAGCGTTATATTTCATTCGTGGGGCATTGATTGCTGTTTTCTGATTGTTTGATATGGTAAACAATCCGGTTAAAACGACGCCTACGTTATCATCTTGCCCGGACAAAGAAACGCCCCTAACCTCTATATTGTCCAAACATTCTTCCGCAAATTCGGCAGCAATATCTGTTTGTTCCTTTGTTGCTTTAAACTCCGGCGTTGCCATCATGGTTTTAAATGACGTTATGTTGAATACACGTCCCATAATCGGGCGCAAATCATTAAACAAATGACGCAAATCCGGGTGTATGTCTTTTGCACTCAATACATGGTATTTGTTCGTGTAACTCTCATTTCCGACAACTTCCGTTACTTCATAATGTACGTCTAACCCGCCATCTTTCAATAACTTTACTTTCGATAATGAAAACTTTTCCTTTGTAGGAATCGGCATAACATTTTGTTTTTTTTCGCTCATAATTTTTAATCTTTATTGTTTCCCGGTTCCTCCGGGTCGGTTTCTTCTTGGAAATACTCGCACGGTTCATCATCAGCACAACGACCGGACAAACAACATACCGGATAATCCACGCAATCAATGCACATTTTTTTTTTGTTCATAATTTAAAAGTCTGTTTCATTTAACAATTTTGCAACCTTGTTTTCCGGCTCTGCATCCGGTGCAAATATCGGTTTCGGGTCGTGAACTAAAACTTCCCTTTTTACCTTTTTGGTCTTTGCGGGTTCCGGTTCCGGGTTAAACTTCAATTGTTCCGCCGGATATTCTTTTGGTTTCAGTTCTATAATACCATTTTCCACCAAAACCGGAATACAACGTTTGCAGGCTTTCACGTCCTCCAACGCATCATGCGCCGGGAATGTTTCGCCGGGGAAACACTTGTTGTAAAGTTCCTCCAATTTCGGATATTTGCCCGGACGTCCGTCTGCATACAATGCGCCAACAAATTTAATTGTTTTCATCATCGTATCAATTCGTTTGCCCTTAAACAATGCGTCCTCCGCTTTTGCGTCGTAATATTCACGACCCATAATGCGCAATATCATTGCTTTTACAATTGACGTATCAAAGTAAATGTTATGTCCGACCAACAAACGGGCTTTTTTGCAATCCTCCAAAAATTCGTCTATAATGTCAGCAAATGGGACGCCCTCGGCGTTTGCTCTCTCTGCTGTAATTCCGTGTACCTCAATTGAGGGCTCCGGTATTTCCCACCCCTCCGGCTTTATGATAAATGAACGTTCCTTTTCGTTTACCGCCCATGCCAATTGCACAATATTTGGAAATTCCGCAAAATCAACGTCCCATTTTGCGCCCTTTGGGGGCAACCCGGTTGTTTCACAATCGAACGTCAAAACATCTTTCATAATGTCGTTTATCTCATTTCCTTTGCTGTCTTTCAATGTTACTTTTTTCATAATCAAATTTCATTTGGGTCTGCTATATATATATAATATTCTTCACTTGCAAGTTGTTTTAAAAATTCGATATGTTCTATTAATTCCGCATTGCTCAACTCTGCAATTGTCCGCAATCGGGTTTCATACTTTCCGGTGTTAATATCCGGCGTTTGCTCATACATAACCGGGGACAACTCACGCAAACGGCGTTCCGTCTGCTCCTCTGTCAGACGCTCCCCGGCTTCCCATATACCCGACCGGAACGTTGGAACAACATAATTGAAATAATATCCTTTCAAAGCCTCCGACGAACCGGGAGACGCAACGGTAAAACGTGCAATTATTCGGCTTCCTTTATGCATGGCAAAGAATTGGTTCAACTCTCCAAAATACATTCGTAATTTGCCATCATTACCGATATTACCACTACTTGAAATTTCACGCCTTTTCATTTTTATACCTCCACATATAACCTTTATGATTTTTTCTTTCTCCTTTGCATACCTTACATATTGCAATTGGGGAAAATCCGTTTATTTTAGCTACTTCATTAATACTATTGTACTCTTTTACAATAACTCCATTTTTCAGCTGTAACACTGGCTTGCTTATATCTCGTGCAGATAATTTTTATTTTGACAATGTTATCGGATTATTATTATTTTCTAATCTTGTTACCCAACGAAGATTTGAAACATTATTATTACTTCTATTTGTATCAATATGGTCAACAAATTGCTTTTTATGTGGATTTTCAATAAATGATTTTGCAATTAAAACGTGAACTAAATACGTTTTATGAAAATCTTTTTTCCTTAATCCAACTATCTTATATCCATTTAGATTTGCTTGTCTTAAAAATCTTTCATTAATGGTTTGTTTCCATCCGTTTTTCCGTGTAATGACTCTTTGCAATGATTTTACACGCCCCAAATTACTAACTTGATAATACCCGTCATATCCGGGAACATCTTTCCAAATTTCATTTTCCATAATTGCCAACTTTTAAGAACTGCCAACAAATAAGAAACGGGGACGGGCTGTTGGCTTGCCCTTTCGGCCGGTAGCTACTCCGACCTATCCCCATTGCAAATATAGATATTATTTTTATTTTTCATTCAATATGTATTTGATAAATTGTTATAAATACCGTAACACCACCGTAACAATTGTACAAACTATTTTTTAATACTTTCATTGTCTTTCTTTTCTTGGTCAACCAATTGTTTCATTGTAATATTAAACGCTTCGCCGCCAACTTCCAATATAAACTTTCTTTCGCTGCTTGAATATCCCTGCAACTTCTTATCCATTGCATTTGCATACAATACCGTCATTTGTCCCGGTTCAAAAACTCCTCGTTCCTGCAAACGGTCTATCGGGTGCCGCTTCAATGGTGCGTCCGCCATCATTCCGGCTTTTCTGCGGGTGTTTTCCAAATCGGAAATAACCACTTTCAGATTATTATAAAAAGCGGGTGTTTTCAACACGTCCGCAATTGTCATTTCTTTAACTTCCATATTGTTTTGTTTAAGGGACGCCGGGGAACCGACGCCCCGGTTAATTACTCGCTTTCTGTGTATTCCTCAATAATCAAATCGTCCTGCCCTCTTTTAACTTCTTCAATGAATCCTTGGAACCCGTTTTTCTTGGCAATATCAATAATTGCTTGCAATCTCTTTTCGCCCAAACTTTCGCCCCTCGCTATGCGGAACACTTTAACGGTTGGATTGCTGGCAATAATAAGTTTTGCGGCAACTTCCATTATTTGCGAATCTGAAACCTTTCCGGCGACAAATGGGACGTCATTTAATACTAACCCATCATCACTAAACGAAAGCCCGGAAATCGGCAATTTCGCCGACGAAATAAGTTTTTCACGCTCGGCGGATAATTCCGCAATTTCTGAATCCATCTTTTCCGCTTCTGCTTTTTTGTCGTCTGCTTGTTTTTTCTTTGAAAGATAATCGGCAACCTTTGCAGCCATTTTGTTGTGTTCCTCGGCTTTTCTCAACTGCTCGGCTGTATCTAATTTTTCCGGGTTGTTTTCTTCATAATTAGCCAACCATTTTTCGGCATTTGCTTTTCGTGCTTCATAATCTGCCTTTTCACTTTCTATTTGTTCAATAGCTTCTTTGTAAAGTTTTTCAGTTCTTTCTATCGCCTTTTTAGCTTCTTCAATGGCTTTTTCGTATGTCGCTTTTGCCTCTGCTAAACGTTCCGGAATTTCTTCCAACTGCTTTTTTCTTTGCTCCAAAGCCGAACGAACGGTTTTTGCTTTTTCTATCAATTGGGCGTTTTCGGCTTGTTCTTTCATCAGTTCCGTAATGTCCTTTGGTTTGGCATACGTTTTCAAATCCTGCGTTGTCAATCCCTGCCCGGCTGCATCTGATATTGATTTGTAGGTTTTCAAATCTCGGTTTACTCCGGTACGTTCTGTTTTAAGCCCGGCAACGGTTGTATCAATTTCGGCAATCCTTGTTCTTACTTCTTCCGGCAACAAAGACTTTACAACCTCAATTTGCTTTCTGCGTCCCTCGGCGGTTTCCGACCAACGGGAAAATTCCACGGCGTCAAAATCTGTATAACCGAAAATCTTTTGCAACATAGAAACGTTATCACTTTTCATTCCGGTTGTCTTTGATTTAATTGATAACGTGCCACGTGGGTTTGCTTTTGTGAATTTCAATTCAACCTCGTATTCCTCTCCGTCGTCGCCGACAATCATTTTTGCAAAACCTTTGCTTTCTCCGTTCTTCAATACGGCGTCACGGTTCCCGGTCAACAAAGCCCCAATTGCTTTTAATACGGTTGATTTTCCCAACTCATTATCTCCGGTAATGAAATAAACGTTACCGTCGAAATCTGCGTTAAACTCTTTAATTACTTGAAAATTTACCAATTCTAATTTCTTAACTATCATTTTTGCTCTCGGTTTGTGCCGGGGTTTCCCCCGGCGGTTAATATTATTTTTTTGTTTCTCTCATTCTTTGGTATATCATTGTTTGCACCTTAACAAATGCGGCCCGGCTTTCTTTCGCTTCCTCAACCGTGCAATCAGCAATGAAATTTTCCAAACGCTTGTATAATTCGTTCAACTCTTTGTCGCTCATTGCGTGCCGGATTGCTCCTACTTCATCAACAAACTTTCCCATCTTTACAAATCCTTTTAAGTTCTTCCAAATCCTTACGTTTCGGTTCTTCTGCGTTCTTGGTCGCATCAATCAAAGGCATATTGTTTGTTGTTGTCGTCCATCTTTTACCCGTTGCCGGGGACGTGTAAGTTACTTTGTAATATCCGTGTCCGGCAATCTCAAAATCAAAATCGTAAATCGTTGTTTTCATAATAAAATGTTTACTTTCCGGGAACCCGCCCGGTCGGTGTTTGTCATACTTTGAAAGATTTTGGCTTTATAGCTTCATTTAATCGGTTACCGAACCATCATTTAACCCTTTGTAGATACCGTTGCTTACTTTCTACTCTTACGAACTTAATCTTTCAACAGTCTTTTTGCATTTTGGTTAGACTGTGGGGTCTTTCGTTGTTTGACGCTGCAAATATACGCATAATATTTTAACTACCAAAATTTTTTCTTTTTATTTTCAATAAAAAAAACAATAAACCCGGAACGTTATACATTCCGGGCATAAATCAAAATAGCCTCATTTGTTTATCTGTTATTTTAGCAACAATTGCATCAACTTCACCTTCTAAACGTTTACACGTTTCCAATATTTCCGGTCTGCGTTGGGCAAAATATCTGCGTTGGTTATGTCGCATTTGTCGAATTAACTCGGCGAACTCTTCCAACGTTATTTTTCCCGGATTTTCGATTTGCGGGGTTTTTTCTTCTTCCATGTATATTTTATCTATTTTGAAATTAAAATCGCTCTACGGGGCTAAAACAAACGTTCGTGCATATTGCTTGGTAAATTCTGACGCACCCAACCGGGGTTGTTGCGCAAAATGTATCGTCCAAAGTGCATTATCAACGTGGCGTCGGCGTTCCACAATGTCGGTTTCAATTCCGGGTACAAATTCCCGGCAATCTCTTTGTATCTGCGTTTTCGCTCGCTCTTTTCCTCCTTTTTCTGGCTTATCTTTGCCCGCAACTTCAATTCGTTTTGCCATTTCATAGGATGCGCCATAACAAACGGAACATCGCAAACTGAAATGACTGCTTTCAACTGCTCAAAGTTTGCCATCATCTTTTGTATTCGGTACAACTTTCCCATATTGACGCCATCGGCACCCGGCGTTATATCATCCGGGCGCACACTTAGTTTTTCAAGAAAAACAATTGGCGAACATATTGTTTTCAAATGATTCAAATAATCTCTTATGTCGTTTATATCCTCCGGCATTTTTATGGCGGTTATATTGTGGTTTGGTCGCCATGTTACTATACCCCCACTTGTTCCGGGGTCAATTCCTACTATACAATCAATTTTCATAATTAAAATAAAACTAGTTGTCTTTGAAACTCAATTAATCTTTTCTTTGCTTGTTCATAATAAACCGGGTCTTTTTCAATTATAGTTAAATCAAAGCCCAATTTATGTGCGGCTATTGCATGGCTCATACTTCCGCCGTGCGTGTCCAATATCCTTTGACCGGGTTCTGCAAAATTTTGTAATAGCCATTCATATAATATTATTGGTTTTTGTGTGGGGTGTATCTTTTTTCTTTGACTGAACTTTTACCTTGTAAATTTCCATAATATCTATAATCAAAACATTTTGCAGGGCAATTAAAATTAGTCCACGCAAATTCACCATCTGAAAAGTTAGGAACCGGATTTTGTTTGTACCAAAATATAAAACATTGGCATGGAGGCAATTTATAATAATTTCCACCCCATATTATACATTTATTAGAAATTCTGAAAAGTTCGTCAAAATAAATATCATTTGGTATATCATTATCCCAATTCTTTTTTTCATGCTTTGACCTTGCAGGTTTTGCAGCGTAATCAATTCCGTATGGCGGGTCAACAATTGCCAAATCAAAAGATTTATCACTTTGGGATTGCATAAACTCCATGCAATCCCCGTTTATTAATGTTATGTTTCCACATTTTTCAATTTTCATCTTTATATCCTCCCGCTTTTGTAAAATAACCTATTACGCCAATTATAAAGCAAACAATAAATAGTTCCATATTTAAAACTTCATGTAGTTATCAACTTGCATTTCCTCGGAAATCATCCGGTCAAATGCTTTTATAATCTCCTTTTTCCGGGCAACCTCAAACGCCGTAAAATCAATTTCCGGGCTTTCGGTTCCTTTTCGGCGAACTTGAAACGCTGTATATTGGTTTATCATTCCACGGGCTACGCGCTGCATATACCGGGCAAACGCTTCTTTTCGGTCGTCCTCTTTAACTTGTACATCATCAGCCAACCCGCATTTTTGCAACCATTCATACAAAAACATATCATCAGTTAGCCCCAATATTGATTTCCCGGTGTATTTGTAGCAAAGGAAAATATAACGGTTCCGCCATTGTCTTTGTATCTCAAATCTCCGGATTTGCTCCGGCGAAATTTCATTGTTTTTTTCCGGTATAGCTTTGTATGCTTTGTCAATTACATCTGTCTGCTTTTGCTTGTATGCTTTCAGAATCTTTGCAAAGTAATCGGCGTTGAACTGTTGATAATGGTTTTTGTCCGGATTCCCTTGTTTATCTTTCGGCAAATATTCGTCTAACTCTCCGGTCGTCGCCAATTCAAAAGCCATCTTAATATCAGCCAACGTCATATCTGAGTAATAACGTTTCAGAATATCCAACAACCGGGATTGTATATAATTCCAATCATTTTCATTCTGTGGTATTATATAACCAACGTCTATTGCTATACGCTTAAACAGTAACGAAAGATTTTCAACTAATTTTGCATCGTCAATTTCCGCAATTGGTGTTTTTGTTGACGCTGCGAAAACATATTTTTCAACTGGGTTTAATGCTTTGGCAACCTCCGGCAATTGCACCATTCTACGGCGTACTTCAATGGCTTTTGTTCCGGGCTTGGTATTATATATTTCTAACGCCGTATTTTCTTTTTTTTCAATTGCTCCCATATCAATCAAAATCATTGTTTAAATACTTCATCATATCCGCAATTTCTTTGCTGCTTTGCTGCTCTGTCTTTACGGAACGTTTCATTTTTTCCCATTTTTCGTATTTTTCGGGGGTTGAATCATATTCTAACGCCGCCCAACCTTTTGAAATGCTTTCTTTTATCAGAATCAGCGCAAATTCTTCCGGGTATTTACTCAAACCATTTAAGTTTGCTTGTATCGCTGAAAAACTCTTTTGCGACGTTCTCCATTTCGGTTGACACATCAAAATATAAAAGTTCCGTTTAAATTCATCGCTATCAAATGGGAATACAAGTTTTGCAAAGTAATTATCAACTTTATCAATTACTTGTTTTCTGACGTCCAACAATTCCGGGGTAAACCCATAAACAATACTTGCTTTAACTGTTTTTTCTTCGTTTGAAAAATTGTCTTGTGAAAATCCGTTTGGATTTTCTTTTGAGGCTTTAGCCTCTTTCTTCATAGTATTATTATTTATATTATTATTTATATTATTATTTATATTATTTATATATGGCGGATTTTTTTCCGCTTCAACGGGATTTTTTTCCGCTTCAACGGGATTTTTTTCCG